TGTAGATTATGTCATTCCTATATAGAAACTCACCCTGAAGAGGCTAAAGAGCTGGGATTTTCAAAATCTAGACTTAATGAGTCATAAAAGGGACAAAATGTATGAGATATGCTACTTTAATGACACATTATTCTCAAAAGCATATTGTATTATGCAATATTTTAAATGTCTTAAAAACTATACATTAAGTTAAAAACTTCAAAATATTTGGTATAATGAATGATATTTCATATATTGTATTATGAAGACAAACTTAATATATGGTCTCAGAGACCCCAGAAATGATGTATACTATTACATTGGTAAGACTACAGTAGGTTATGAAAGACCTCTTAAACACTTAACAAAATCTCATAATGAAACTGTTAATGAATGGGTTAAGCAGTTAGAACAGCTTGGGTTAGTTCCCCATATAGATGTTATAGAAAAAGACATTTTATTGGAAGAACTAGCAGCAAGAGAAAAGTATTGGATAGATTATCACTATGAACTAAATCCAGAACTTTTTAATGTTTTATTGTTACCTGATGTTATTAATAGAATAAGAACTCAGGATGATGATGATAAGTTTAATTCTTTAGTAAAAGTAATTCTTGACTTAGGGAACATACTAAAAACTGAAAGAATATCTAGACAACTTACACAGGATGAACTAGCTGAAAAAGCTGGACTTAGTAGAAGTACTATTTCGTTATGTGAAGGTGGTAACAATGTAACAGTAGAAGCTGTCAAGAAATACTTAGCAGCATTAAAAGGTGTAGATATACTTACTAGAAACTTAGATTATATTAGAGTTGGTAAATCTCACCAGAAACCAATAGAATAGGGCTTAATGTAGGATATTTCCTACAAAAACAACAATTTTTTAGATAATAAACAACAAACTTATGACATCAATAGAATGGTTTGTAGAGCAATTAGAAGAAAGAGGACATATTATACCTGACCATTTAGAAGAAACTGCTATAAAAATGCACAAGCAAGATATAATGGATGCATTTGACAATGGTGTTGAAGATGATGGCTATATTGATAATGCAGAACAATACTATCAAGAAACATTTAAAGGTGGCGAATTAGAGACCTTTAAACAAGAAACTCTATATACAGAGGAAGATTTAATAGATGCTATTGGTATGGCAAGAAATGAACCTGATATGACGTGGAAAGATATTATCCAATCACTTAAACAACCTAAAAAAGATTAATTATGACATCAATAGAATGGTTTTTTAATGAATTAGAAAGAATGCAATACTTTATTGGAAATGATTTATATCAAGCATATAATGAAGCCAAAGAAATGCACAAGCAAGAGATGGTTAGTATTTCTAACCAACAAGAAATATCAGATGAAGAAATAGAGAAACATATGAGAACTCATAGTCCATATCCATTAGGAAAGCAAGGAGATATAGATTGGAAAAATGGATTTTATAGAGGTATTGAATGGTATCGTGAACAATTAAAACAAAGACAATGAAAGCAAATCAAACTAAAATTAAAATTGATTTAGAGGATTTAAGAAGTGAGTATGAGTCTACTTACTTACACTACTTTTCCAACAATGAAGACTATTTAACTTTTAAAGAGTGGCTCTATGAATATAAAAATATTGATTATCAATGGAAAAAGCTGTTATTAAGTTTAACGGAGGCAATCTAGCACTACTCTGCAGTAGATGTAGTGTTATTATAAAAACTGGTAAAGACTTTACCCAAGAAGAACTAGACTATGTACTAGAAAAAAGTAAGAACACTCTACCACCACAATATTGTGAAAAATGTAAAACTGATGAATCAGAGATATAAAATGCAACTAATAGACAGCATCATCGAGGAAATTAAAACTTCAAAACTATCAATGTTTACAGCTGATGAAGTTATTAAAATTATAAATAATGTTGCTGAAAACGACCCTAACCGTCTATACTGTGATGATGTAGTTGTAGATCTTTCATCATATCATATAGAAGTGGATGGCAAAAAAATAAAACTTCCTAGAAAAGTATTACAAATGGCTTACTATCTATTAGATAATAAAACCAAAGTGGTAACTAGAGAAAAGTTATTATTAGCTGTATGGGGTGATGATGTAATAGTAGGACCCAGAACAGTAGATGTACATATCAGAAAATTAAGAGCTGCTCTTAATGATAAGTATATAAAAACAATTAAAGGTATTGGTTATCAATGGAAAAATTAAAACTATGAGTAAAATTACAGAAGCAGAAGAAAAATTCTGCATGTTTAAACTAGGAATGGAAGGATCTTTTACAACTTCCCTTATAGAAACCATCTTTAAAGGAGATATAATTAACAGAGCTAAGTTAGCTGAAGGTTTTCCAGATCTTGTTACAGTGGTTAATGACTATAACAACACTTCAGGATACTGGCAAGACTTAATAAACAGATGGAATGAACAATATCCTACACGTAAACTTTATTATTAATGTCACATCCTTATCACCACAGCATTTCCTCTGCTAAAAAACATGGAGGTAAATGGGAAGATTATATAAAAATACATAGTTGGTTTGATGAGACTAAAGCTCATTATCCAGATATGAGACACAGAGCCCTCAGACACCACGCTGAGGGTATTTTTTGGTGTGAACAGCAGTTTGGTGTAGTGATTACCAACTCTGATGGTAAGAATGTTCCTGTAAGAACTATAGCTGAACAACATCTTATGGAAGATATAGGACATATACCAACTATAAAAGACTATCTTGATTGCATGTCCCAGGAAAACTGGATGTATAAGCCAGGAGAAGGTAGAAAAATCTTAAAAGAGATTAAAGAACAAAAATTAGATTACACAACAAACATTTAAATTATGGGACTAAGTGAAAAAGCAGCAAAATCTAAACAACCTGCTGCTAAAAAATCAATATTAAACTGGTTAAATCAACTATCTGAAGATGGTAATGAACTAGCTATATGCTGGGAAGGTGGAGGTGACAGTGGATGGTGTTACTTTGAAATAGATGGTGAAACTGTAGAAAATGAATATACAGAAGCTCTTGTAGATTATATGTATGAGATATTAGACTATGGATCATGGGCAGGAGAGTTTAGTGCTAATGGTAAAGCAATTTATGATCATGATACAAAAACATTTGAAGGTGAAGACTATTACAGTGAAGATAGTCATGATAGCTTAGAATGTGATATTGAAATAAAAGTGTCTAAAGATTTATGGTTTGATACACTACACGTAGAATGTGAAAAGTATAATGATGATAAAACTTTTATGAGTGTAAGATTTCTTGTTAAAAATGGGTTTCTTACTGAAAAACATACAAATTTTTGTAGTAACTTAGAGGAAACTTTAAGAAACGACTTAGATGAGCTTTTTGATCAGTATGAAGCAAAAGACGGTTATGACTTCAGAGGTTGTAACGATAGTTGGATATTAGAAAGAAAAGATGCTGTTGAAGAAGGTGATATGTTAGTATTCACTATAAAGAAAGTAGAAATTCAAACATTAGAAACATACGATAAAAATGTTGTATTTGAAATAGATGAAGATATTATTCAAGATATTGATAAAAAATTAAACAGTTAACATGCAAATCAATTATGCTGATTACACCTACACTGTAAATAACAGAAGTGGGTTTGATTTAACAACAGCTCTTAGACTATGGAAGACTAAGTATGCTGATGACTATAGAGATTTTCAAAAAGACGTTATTACACACGAAAGTCTTAATGACTTTGATCAGTTTGTACAAGAATGTTGGAATAAAATAGAACCTTTCACTGTAAAAGATGCTCTTAATATAGAAAATACAGAAGAAAGACGTACATACTTTGATTGTATTGGTATAGAAAACTTATTTAAATCATTAGATCCTAAACTTCTAGATAAACAAGTAGTTAAAAAGTCTAGAACAAGATGGGATGATGATTTTAAATCCTATACACATGAATTTGAAGATGTATATGAACTCTATGAAATAGAGGGTGATAAACTATTTGAAAAAGATAGATGGGGTAATACACCTAATCCTGTATATGCTGTAAGATGCTGGTGCACTACTACTAACCGTGAGTATTGGTTGTATGTACCAAGAGAAGCTGCATTAGGTAATAGATGGTGGTCATCAGATGATGAAAAAACACAAGCGGATGCTGTTAGAGCAATAGCTTGGACTATCAGAGTAGATGTACCAGAAGAGAATATAGAGAAAATATATAGACAAGGTGATATCATTGTAGCTAAAATGAAAGACTCAGCTAGAATTACAGAATCCACTTTCACTCCATATCATCTCTCTAAAGAACAATATTTATCACTAATGTATTCAGAAACA